TGATATGTGTTTATTCACATATGAGAACAGTGGGTTTATATGTCCAGGGCTGTATGACCATATATATACAGAGAGGAACACAGTTTCAGACAATTATGCAATTGTCCGTTACCGACGCAATCCAAAAGGTGATATAGTTTGGGAAGATGTGCGAGTTGCGAAGAATGTAATTGAATTCAATGGGATAATGGAATATGCAGAAGAGGACTGTAAGTGGGCGAGTGATTTATCAGCTTTGAACGCTGACGGCAACGTGCAATATGAATTGAATGGTTTCAAATGCGATAATACGTACGGTGAGCAGAGTATTACTATGTGCGGATCATTGATTGTTGATCATACTAACAATAGTATACTAGGAGTGATGTCTGCGGCTAATGCTAATAGCTTATATTTCAATGGAATTAGTCGTGAATTATTACAACACTACGGTGTTTGTTTTAATATTGGAAAAGTTATGGCTGAAGTCGCACCACGTCAGATTTCAGAATTGGCAAAACCTGGATTCGAAGCAGCAGAAACACAAGTTAAATATGCTCTATCACCACCAACGAGAGTATACCATAGCGTCAAGAATTCATTCATTCCATCCCCGATTCAAGGAGAATTGGGAGAGATAACAAAGACTCCTTCAAAGATTGAAGTGGATAAAGATCATGGCATGGCTTCATACACTAGAGCAATTCATCAATATGTACCACACAAGGTTTTTGATTTCGATCTACAGCCAGTGTTTGATGATTTATGTAATCTATATATTGGGCATAAATCCGATCTTCCTTTTCAATCACATAGATCATACAAGGAAGCGATTGCTGGAGTTGAGGGTAAGGTGACGAGAATTAAAATGAACACAAGCCCTGGGTATCCATGGTCAACAATTGGACTTGGCGATAAGAAGAAGCTCATTATATATGAGGATGATGAATTAGTTGGAGTTCATGAAGAGCTAGCTCTAGCTTTAGAATTAGAGCACAAGATGATGAAGAACGGTGAAACAGTAACAACTCTGTTTCAAGTTTCACACAAAGATGAATTGTTGGAAAATCCTGATAAAGTTAGGATCATTCAAGGAAGTCCATTAACATATAGTATACATATGAGACAATACTATATGGATTTCAACTATATGTTTCAAAATTGTCGTAAGACACTTGAGCATTGTGTTGGTGATAACATGCTGGGGACTGATTGGAATGACCTAGCTCGTCGGATGATTAATAAGGGTTCCAAAGTATTGGTTGGTGACTTTTCGAAGTTTGGACCCAGGCTCTATACTCCATTCATAGAGCAGGCCTATAAAATCATGGCTGAATGGTATGATTCTAATGGTGGGACTGCGGAAGATCGGTACATTCGTGAACAGTTGGCAAAGAGAGTGATCAATTCAGAAAACATCGCGTACAAGCC